CGGGGTCTAAGTTTCCACTAACAATAGACTTCTGTTTTATATCTTGTATTGTAACAAATAGTGCCTTCTGTGCCATGATTAGTTAGTTGTTGGGTAAGCACCTTTGTTCGGCATATCGATTGGTCGAATTGGCACTTCACTTGGATTAGTTGGTGCTTCAAACCCCTCAGACAATGCCTGATCTTCGCTTACTTGTTGTTTCTTCTTATACACTCTTCTTTCCCAGAAGTGGTGGCAGTTCTTGCCTCCTTTGTACTTAAAGAGCGAGTAGTTACGTTTCTTGTGACCTAAGTCCTTGTTCACTCCCCTAAAAGACATCATGTTAATGTCTTCTAATCTAAATACAATATCCTTCTCTGTTAAAGATTCTACTTTAGAGCAGAATTGACGGCTCTCAGCAGACTTTCTAACGGGCATATATGCATAACGTACCTTGAAGCCTTTATTGTCCTGAGAACTCTTCTTAGAAGGCGCAGCGTCATTTCTTTTTACCTCTGCAAGTTTAGTAAGGTCAAACTCTTCATTCTCATCAGTAACCACTTCTGTGTGTACCAACTCCCAATCTGAAGAGATTACTTCTCCTAACTCCTCTAATTGGTCGAGGAGATCGTCTGCGTCTTCGTCTGACAATTCTTGCAAGTCTTCAGGCATTTGCTTTGACAACTTTTCTCCTGTTTCTTCTTCTCGTTTGATTTTAGTGGCGATGTTGTCAAGCTCTGTAAACTCAATAGGTTGTAGTGTTATAAAGTATAGGTTAAGGTAAATACCATTGAAGGCCAGGATTTCATCCAGGCCGTCAATAATCTGCTGTTGGAACGGTCTAATTACCATGTTGTCCATGATAATAGAAGCTGTTCTAAGCTCTTCTGCGTTGTTACCAAATCCTGTGTTGTCTTTAATACCTAATAAAATAGGAGACACAATTCTGTGGCCCAACATTATCTTCTCTCTTGACTCATCAGCTAAGAACTGATACTGCGCATGAGCGTCAGGCAAGTGGATAGGGTCTATGCTCGCTTGGTCTTCAGCAGACTCATTGAAGGTAAGTATAAACTTACCTGCATTAGATGAACCACTAAACTTCTCATAGATGCGTCTTTCAATTAACTCTTGCGTCTCCTCGTTGGGAACACCGTTATTAAAGTTAACCAAAAGCGAAGGTTGTAGACCATTTTGGATATTATTAATGTGGTAATTAGCCACCTCTTCTTCGAGGTCGCAGTACTGAAGACACCCATTATAATCGACTGGAGCATAGTAATAGAATCCTGATTTATAAGGCTTGAATATATACAGCTCAATAAGCTCTGACTTGGATCCGTTACCAAATGTTGGTATACGCTTAGGATTATCTCCAGGCTTTAGTTCAGACCACTTGTGAAAGTAGTAATAAGCTTCTATACGACCATTTTTAGCCTTCTCAGCTCTCAAGGTCTCCATTGGAAAATGGAGCACCTTAGTGATTGCCGTCTTTTGCTTGTTGTAAATAACCTGTACTGCAGCTTGTCCAAGAAGCTTATAATCATTTACTACCCTTCTCATTTCACGAGACTTGAGAAGCAGCTTCATTTTAGCATACATCTCAGGCTTCTCAGCACTATCTGTAGCATCTAATCCACGACCATAAATCATCTCTGTAATACCATTAATACAGCATGAGTTGGTTGGACTGCCCAAATAGTTTTCTATAAGACCGTCAAAATAATCTTGTCCGTTTTCGCCATCTAAATACAGAACCCAATCTTTGCTGTGTTGCTCTACAACCTCTGGGCTTTGATAACCACTAAGGTTTACAACCTTAATGCTATCTTTATAGCTCTTAGATTGCTGTGGCGTTCCTACTAATTTAACTCTGTTCTTCATATTATAATACTATGTATTCATCCTTACCTGAGTTATACTCGTTGTAGTTATCAGGTAGCGTAAATACTTCTTTCTTGCTTGTCTCAGCTGTTATATAAATCAGATCCCTGTAATAAATATCAGTACTACTCTTTATAGTTACGGTGTATATCTGACCTTCCTTTAACGTAACAGAAGGCGTTAGACTAACCTCTATAAAGTTACCGTTAGATGAAAGGGCAACGCTAAAGCTAAGCCCTCCATCCTCAACGTCAGTACCATTCTCTATTAAAGAAAGAGTAGCGTTACCGAGCGTTGTCGTGTTGTATGTAGACGGAATAATACTAAAAGTTTGTTCCGTTTGTATTGGTCTTAATCGTATCACAATAGGATAACTAAAAGGTGTGTTTTCTGTTTTTATTTAAATAAAAAAAGAGGCCTTACGGGGCCTCTTTGATTAACTTCTAAGCTTGATACTTAAGCTGTGTAAGGGAATGTTCCTGTTACTAAGTTAGCAGGAGTAAGCTCCATAGCTGAGAAGCTTAGTGTGTAACCTGAAAGGTCACCCATAGCAGCACCAGTTACAATAGTACCTCCTGTTACGTCAGCACCATGCTCTCTACCTACCAAGAATAGGTTTCCGTTGTAGTCTTCTACAACAATTCTTGGACGACCAAAAGAAAGTAGTTTAATTTGGTAGTTGTCCTCTTTGCTTAATTTAGGCAAAGTAAGCTCAAGCACTTGCTCGAAAGCAACAGTCCCGTTTTCACGAGAAGCTTGAATGTTTTGTGTTAAAGAAGATGTTCCTTTAAGCTCATACTTGTAGGTTGTAGCTGTGGCAGCCCAAACAGCAGAAGCTACTGTGTCTTCAGAACCAGCGGTCTCTACAAGCGGAATAGATGCTGATGAATCGTAATTGATGAAATATACGTTCTTCAGTCCACCTACCGAGTCTCTACAAGGAAGCGTTCTTCCAGTATCGATGTTGCAACTCATATTATTTAGGTTTTTATATTAAAAAAGGGGGAGGGGCGAAGACCCCACCCCCTTCTTTGTTAAACATTAGATTTATTAAGCTAAAGTTAGCAATGCAAGGTCTGAACCAATTCCGTACTGAACACCAGCAGTAAATCGCATGATAACTCGTACGTTTTGTGAACCGTCAAGGTCTCCCATGTCGATTACTTTAACTTCGTTGTGGTCAGAAAGTAGACCTGTACCGAAGTATAGGTTAGAAGCCTCACCAGCTACGATGTGGTCAGATGGCATACCAGGAGCAAGCTGAACTTTGATTCCTTCGAATGCAAGAGCGTTACCCATGTTGTACCATAGTGAACCTTGATTAGCAACACCCGCAGCACCTAATCCTGAAGCTCCGAATCCACCTAAAGCACGAACGTAAGCTTGGAAAGCTACAGTTGGAACATAGATAGTAAGATCTTCTTTACCATACACAGCAGAAGGAAGCGCATCAACAGTGTTTCCTAAAAGAGTGATGATGTTAGATGAAGTGAATGAAGTCTCAGATCCGTTAGCAGCATCGTTAACATCAGAGTCAGCAGCCATAAGAACTGTGAATCCGTCAAACTCACCAGCAGTAGCGTTAACACCACCCCAAATGTTTTGCTCAGTCTTCTCAGCAACTTTACCTGCAACGTGAGCGATTAAGAAATCAGCAAAGTTAGGAGGTAGTTGGTCGAAAGTAGAGATACCCATTTGGATAGCTTCCCAGTCAGAACGGAAGTCTTTCTTACAAAGCTCAACGTTTACTTGGAATTCTTCCGGTTGAATGATACGCTCTGTAAGAGTAACTGTCCCTGTATCAGCAAAGTCACAAGAAGCGTTAGCAATAAGTCCTGAAGTAGCAACTTTCTTAATTACTTCTTTGTACTTAATGTTTGGTTTGATGCTGATAGCACCATCGTTCAGGGTTTTACCTGAAAGTAGCGCAGCCGAGATGTACTGATTTGCAAACTGGCCCGCATAGGTTGTGGTAATCGAGGTCGTAGTAGCCATTGTTATTTATTAATTTTAATTATTGAACATTTTCTCGTAAACAACGCTCATGGTGTTTTTAGGTCTTAGACCGTTGAACAGTTGTTTTTTCGGTTGTGATTCTGCTTGTGGAGCGTGAGTGATAGGCTCTACCGCTGGCTCTTGAGCAGACAATTCTTCTTTTGCAAGATCTTCAGTTGGAACTTCTACTTCCATTTCTTCAGATCCCATTTTGTCAACTAACGCATCGTACATTGCTCTAACTTCTGCGATAGCTTTCTCGAAGTCATCTTTAGAGACGTACTCTATTTTTACTTCGTCTTCTACAGGCATATCTTCTTCCATGCCTTCTTTGTCTTCGTAGCCTAACTCTACAGGCTCGTTTACTTCCACTTCTTCGGCAGATAGTTCAACTTGCTCTTCAGCTTGCTCAACCACTGTATCTTCAGCAGAAAGTAAAACAGACTTTAATTTGTCTACAATTTCACTTGCTTTCATAAATACTTAATTTATATTGGGTTAACTATTACTTATTTTTATTGTTGTATTTTCAACCTCCGATAAAACCAATTCCTTGATTAATCATACGGCCTTTACAGCACTTTCTGCTGTAGGTGTTTCCTTTAGCACAAAGACAAGCCCTGCGATTTTCTCTTGGGCTTGTTCTGCTCCACTCATTTCTTGAGCCTTTTAGTCTACGCATAGCTTTGTGTCTTTTGAATGAAGTATTCTATATCCCAAACAGTAGAAGTACCTCCGTTTGATTCTACATAAACAGACGCTCCATTATCAAGAAAGCTTTGGTCTATATAATACTGAAATATATTATGAAATATCTGTGTCGTTGCGTTTCCTTTAATAAAAGCTAAAGCTATATCAAGATTTTCAATAACACCCCCACCATTTTGAATTGACAAATCTAAATACGTTTGATTTGCATTTGGTGCTTGTGCTTTAAATTCTACTGTTGTTATATAAACGTCATTTAAATTATCTCCTATTATTTTTTGATTTACAGCGTTTTCATAATATTCAACAGACGAATCGCTTCTAATTACAGTTCCTTTATTATTAGGAAGTAGGGTAGAAACACCATCTGCCAAACTTAAAGGCGCTGCTTCTGTATATTGGCTATCTATGTATCTTGCCCAACCTATGCCCGTTCCAATTCCCGCTTGTGGATATAGCTTTACCCACTCGCCATTAAAGACCGTCCATACGCCTGCCGAAGTGGTTACATACGCACCTTCTTCAATGTTATACAGAAGCCTTTCAGCTTCTGTGTTTACATCTGATTTCGTTCTATAAGAAGTGTTATATATAAGTGCCATTATCTACCTTGTCCCCTGTATGGTTTTTTATAATTCTTAGACGTCTTTGATTGACTTGTTTTGGTCTTCGCTTGAACGCCCTTTCGGTTTACTTTAGTCTTCTGTGCTTTTATTGCTACGGTCTGCTTAGCCATTATATCTCACCTAATCCCTTTAACTTAGACTCTACCCAATTCTTCATAGATTTGCCACCCCATAATAGGTAGCTAATCGTACCGCAAGCCTCTGGCTTTGCTGGGTCGTAGTATGCTTCTGCTCGGCTTAGGTAGCTGTATATTCTCTTCAGTGTTGGTAGGGTGAACTTCTCTTTTCTTGCTAATTGTTGAGCTCTTACTTTTCCTACCTGTGTAGCGCATTTATTACCTAACTCTTTATTACGTTCAATACCTAATTTAGCGTTGTTAGAGGCACTTTCAGGATAGCCTCCATAAGATTCTAACTCTACTTCTTCTAAGGCTGCTACAGCCTCTAAAAGAGCATATTCCGCTTGTAGTTCTCTAAAGCAATCTGCGCACAAATCTTCTTCGATAGGTTCTTTAGGTCTATCAGCATTATCGCTAAAGTAACCTTCAATAGAAAAACCCTTAACCTTACCTGTTTTAACAAACTCTTGCCAAACTTCTTCATTGTTTACTTTTACAGACACCATCCATGTGCCTTGAGGCACATTAAGGTTGTATAAACTTGATTTATCTTTTTGGGGATCGTCAACAATCCATGATTCTACAACACTAAGTCCTTTTAGGTTGTATTCGTGTTCTAATGTTGAATTGTTTTGATTGCCCCTTGCAAGAAATAGCTCTGCGGCTTTTCTCACTGTATCTTTAGAGAAGAAGATATAATACTCCTCTTCATCGTTACGTCTGTAAATCTTTCTGTCGGGAATAAGCGCAGGCCCCATCAGGATGCGCTTGTCTGTATCAACCTCAGCCATTTCTATTTTGTGCGCTTTTAGCGCAACAAAATCTTCTTCTATAGCAGGATCTTCGACAATAGAGATAGCTTCTACACCGCTAAACTCATTGTCTTCTTCTATGAATAATTCGTAAACCTTATAGTCCATATTAGGATAACTTAATTAGTTGTTTATGTTTTAGATTGATGCGCTCGATATAATGTTTCTGTCAAGCTGCTGCGCTGTAGTTACATCAGAAGAAACCACATAACTTCTTACTGGAGTTTCTCTGATTGCTGCAGATACAGCTGCTGCAATCTGATTCTGATTAGCAGAGCCAACCACATTAAAAGAAGGAGACAAACCTCCCGCTTCTCCACTTCCTTGAGCAGTAAGATTTGGTGTTGGTGATGCTTGAGGAACAAATTTTTGACTTGCAATAGCGGCTACCTGTGCCAATCCAAAAGCAGTTGTTAAAGCAGCAGCAACTTGCGCTCTAACAAGTGAACTTGGGTCACCTGGTATTAATTGAGATCCATACGCTTTAATAGCAGAAGATGCGGTATCAATTAACCCCATAGAGATTCTAAAAGCCTTATCTCTTTTAAAGGCCTTTTCCTTCATCTTATTTTGCTCTTCTATTAACTTAGCTTCATTTCTTGATATTTGCTGATTAATAGAATCTCTTTGTTCAGCACTTAATTGTTCATTTCTTAAACGCTCTCTTAATGCATCATTCTGAGCTATGGTTTTTGCTTCTTCAATATCCATTTCTCTTTGAGCCTGCGCATTTAATATCTGATTTAAAGAATCAAAAGCCTGACTAATAGTATCAAGTCTCCCTGCAAGTTTTTCAGAAGAAAGCTTCATGCCAAGCATCTTATCAAACAACTCTCCTGACTCGTCAACCTTTCTTTTTCTTATAAGTCCCTCTATAATTTCGTCTGGGCTTGGCACATTATCTGCAATTTGATCTGCTATGTCTTCAGTTCTTACATTTACAAGTCCAAGTATTTGAGATATTAGCTTCTCGACCAAAGGCCTTGGTTCAGGCTGACCCGCAGCAACAGTAGAGACTATTTGCCGTACTATATTAGCAAATGATTCAGTTTCCTTCTTTAAGTCTTGATTTAGTTGAGCCAATGCTTGAGGAGACAATTCAAGTTTCATTGCCACTATAGCATCTTGAGCTTCTTTGAGTGGTATGTTGAACATAGCAGCTACTTTCTCAAGGAAAGTTTCATCATCAGTAAACTCTTCTTTTAACCTCTCTATTTCATCCTGCAACTCAAGTCTCTGTTTAACAATAGAAGCAATCCTTTCAGCGAATATGTCTTTAGTTGCTTGTAATGTTATAATCTCTATATATCTATCTCTAAACTCAGTCAAAGACTCTACAAGCGGATCATACCCAAGTTTTTTTAAGTCTTCAAGAGCAACTCTTTGTTCTTTAAACGAAGCATTATTATCTTCTAATATATTAGCCAAAGCATTCATTTCTTCTATTCTTGGCTCTAAATTTGACATTGCCTCATTAAGTTTGTTAACCTCTTCAGTAGCCTTGCTTGTAGACCTACTAAAGTAATCAACAGATGCAACTATAGCTTGAAACGCAATAAGAACACCAGCAGGCCCCATCATTGTAGTCCACATTGCCTTAAGAGCATTCCTTACACCTCCAGCAGAAGAGACAAGCAAAGCAAACATTGAACCTAACTGAGAAATGTTGTTTGTTACTGCTTGAATACCATAAGGTAAATCCGAGATAAATCTACCAAATTCTGCAGTAGCTGCACCTGCAATACCAGCAGAACCAGCAGTATTCTGAAATGCTTTATTCATATCAGAAGTCTGCTTAGACACCGCTTGAGTTGTCTTTCCTAAATCCTGTAATTCTTTCTCAGTCCTGTTTATTCCAACAACAGCACCTTCAGAGTTTAATTCTAATTCTAATAGTATCTTTTTAACTGAGTCTGCCATTTCTTCGTTTAATTAGTTGTTTAGCTTCTTTGAGTGTGCTTGGGAGCTTATTGGCTCCCATAGCAAAGTCTATATCCTCATCTCCTACTATCCAATCATTGGTATTTAGTAGGTCTATAATATCTTTAATCATAGTAGTTAATTAATTCAAAGTCCGTTTTACCTGTAGTAAGGTTGATACTCATGGAGTTTATCCTGTACTTGTTTTGATTAAGAACAATAACATCCGAAAGCGTTATTTGTTTACCCCCCCTTACTATTTTTTGAACAGGAAGATATGCAGTTACCTTTGTGAGTCTATTGTCTAAATCGAAGATGTTTACTATATAGTTCTCATAAAAACGCTTAAATAACGTCTCATCGGCACTTAATCCATTGTATTCACTTAGCTCTGTGTTAAAGTGGATATTGTTAGACGTTTCGTCTGCAATATCTTCTAAGTTAGAGGGCATGTTAATGATTGTTGATGAAGCGAAGCTTGAAAGAACGCCATCATTATTTATAGACATCTGAACTCCTATCTGGGCTTGCTCTATATACATTATTAAAGGATCTCCTAAATATCCGTTCTGATTATCATCAACATAGTAGCCATACATTATTCCCGTATCTACAGAATTATCAGATAGGTCTAATAACTTCTCAAATTTAGAGTGGTTAAACGAAGGCTCTACCTTGTAAGTCTCCCCATACAAGTTGCCTGTATCTGTATACTCATTACCACCCCAATCGATATTAGCTATCTCTTGCAAGTGTTGAGCTGCAAGAATGGTCTTAGTGTCCTTGTACTTTAAGAATATTTCTTTATAAGGTAGTGCCACATTGATTTCTGACTCATTCACATCTACATAATCGGTTATATCATGTGAAGTGGATGTATAAAAGGTGTCTAATGGCTGCACATCTATTTCTCCATCCGTATTTACATACGCAACCAAATTAAACATCTTAAATAGGTTCGATAAGAAGTCTATAATCTTTTGCTCAGGTATTTGCTCTTGTATATTGAAGCTAAAAGACCTTAAATAAGTAAAATTGTTTGCGTCTTCATCCTGAAACTCTGATCCATTATCCTTAAATATCCATCTGATACCTGAAAACGTAATGCTTTTATCGTAAGTCTTAACAAAAGCACCAAACTGATCCCCAGATACAAAACTACCAGTGCTGTAGGTAACAGAACCTGTCTGATTCGTGTATTCCTTAACTATAGTACCATTTTTCTTAATTATAAGGTCGTACTTGTCTGTAGCTCCAGCAGAAACAGCCAACTCAAAGGTGTCTCCTGCACCAGCACTTACAGCAAGCACTGCATCACTGTCGGCTTCTATGTTAAAAGCGGGTAGTGAGTAAGTAGGGTCAAAAGTAATTCTTTGCTCAGATCCAGGTGTTATTGTAATTAAGTCTTTCTTTCTGTGACACCACATATAAAGCTTATGAATGTCCTTTGTGGCATCTTTAAAGAAGCTTGTGCTCGCAAAAGTTATTTGACTGTACTTACTTTCAATAGCATCAATAATCTTGTCGAGTCTTACCGCATATTTAAGCTGTTTAGGGTCTAACCCTTTAAGATATGATGCATTATAGTACAAATTACCCGTACCAACGGTATTATCTCTTGTGTCGTAGTATAATTGCTGATTAGCGGTAACTAAAGGTAATGCTGTCTCTCCAGGAGCCGCCTGTAGCGCAGTTAATATACCTGAATTAGAGTAGTCCTTTACCAAAAGTCCTAAATCGTCTAAATCGGTCAATTTATCCTCTCCAAGAACGTCTTTTAGGTCTACTATACTACCAAAGAAGGTTATGTTATATGCATAAGGTGCATTATTCTTCATTTTCACCCCATTCAGCTTAATTTTACCGTCTTTAAAGGGTAAATTATTAATCTCTATGCGTGCTGATTGCGTAGTTCGAGCATCAAAACCTCCTGATATGTTAAAATTGTAGTAGTGCTTAAAGACCTTATTGTTAGTCTTGCTTGCTGGAACGGTAAATTGCTTGCTGAAGGTGGTAAACACCTTCGCAATGTCCTTTGCATTACGGATGGACTCATTTAAAGCAATGTCTTCGTCCTTAAACAGCTCAATTCTTGTGTCATTTATGTACAGCTGTACTGTCTGCATTATCTAATGTTTTGCACCTTATCGTAAGCGTATTCAAACTCAAAAGTATATTGAACCATCTTATCGTTAACACTCGTTTTCTCTGTTAAAGAAGAGGTCTTAATGACTACTGGATAAGTGTCAGTTCCTATATCTAACCATACTTGCTCAGAAAGTAATAGTTGTTTAACAGGGTCGTTTATAGACTCGTCCATAAAGTCTGTATTGACCGTAATAGACTCACGCCCGTTCACGTCAAAACGTGACGTGGCGTGCTTATAGACGCTATAGTCAACAGCAGCATAATCCATGATATTCCTGTTGTATGTTTCAGATTTAGTGCTTAATGACTTAACTGATTTTTTGTGTGCCCAAAGCTCTTGTATTGCTCCGTACTTGTTATAGAATACAATCTTAACATCAGGGTATTTGCCCGCACACAGAGCCTTAAACACAATATTCTGCGTTTGTGCAGTTCCTGTGGTTGAGGTGACTGTTGCGGTGTCTCCCGTTTTTATGTTGTTAGTAGGAAATATACCTATATATTGAATCTTATCAAGGCTGTCTGTAGAATCTTCAATTTGAACATCGTCCAAAGAAGAGTTCCATAGCCCATCGTATGTTTCCCAAAAGTTGTCTAATGCTTGCCACTCTACCCCTGCACCTCCTGAGAACGTAAAGTCTATTAAAGGCTCTGCTTCAGAAAAGAATGGTAACGTGATTTGCTCACCAGGCACAAAGTAAACCGTAAGGTTGTCTTGCAAGGTCATGGGTGTATAAGATTCGTCATCTGGGTCTATAGATGTTCTTGGATTCACACCCTCTTCGAAGTATCCAAATCCATCAATGGCAAGGTAATATAAAGTACCGCCTCCCGAAAGGGTGCTACCCGTACCATTTAATCCATCGTAAAAAGTTCTTTCTACTCGTACCCACACAGCATCTATCGCATCTGTATAATAATCGGTGTATATATAATCCCTGATTAGTTCACTTATTTCAAATGTTGCGTACTCAGTAACCGTACCTCCATTATCTGAAGTGTTTTTTATTAGAGAGTAGGTGTCTGTAGCTGGAAGAGCTGATTGAAGACCTGAATATATCCTTAAGTTTACCTTTACAGATAATGCAGATGATCTGCTCATATTAACATAATACGGACTCCTTGTGTTAATTATTGCGCTCATTATATTGCTGTTCCTATGTTACGTCCTTTAAAGTTTGCTTTTATAGTTTGGTCTATTTGCTGTCCTACCACCTCTAAGACTACGTCTGCTACATCTTCGCTTAGCTGAACGATGTTTTTATTGATTACATAGTCAAATAGGCCCGTAGCGGCAAATCCACTTGTTCTTACA